AAGCCAACACATCTACCGCATGTACGACAGTATTTGATGGACAATCACAACGCTATTATGAGTAATGGTGAAGAGGCTGACGATCTTATAGCAATAGAGGCAACCCGACTTGGGCCTGATACCATTGTCGCTTCTATTGACAAAGACATGCTGCAGATACCTTGTCGTCACTTTAACTTCAATAAGAATCTTTGGACTGAGGTTGACGAGTGGGAAGGTCTTAAATTCTTTTATAAGCAGATCCTGATGGGTGATGCAGCAGATAACATCGTTGGTCTATATAAAGTAGGCCCAGTTAGGGCTGATAAGATGTTGGATGGTGCAAAGACTGAACAGGAAATGTACGACAGATGCGTCGCTGCATATAGTAATGACGAAGATCGTGTCATAGAGAACGCAAGACTACTTTGGCTACGAAGGCAAGAGGACGAACTATGGCAACCACCAAATATGCGATAAAGCATGGCTACCGATCAGGTCTAGAGGACAACATCTCTAAAGACCTTAAGGAACGTGGTGTCAAGTTTGAATACGAAACTTTCAAGATTAAATATGAGGTACAGGAAAATAGGACATATACACCCGACTTTATCCTTCCCAATGGCATCATTATTGAGTCCAAGGGGAGGTTCACCACCACAGACAGGAAAAAGCACCTATTAGTAAAGAAACAACATCCAAATCTTGACATCAGGTTTGTTTTCTCTAATTCTAAGGGTAAGCTGTATAAGGGATCAAAGACAACTTATGCAGACTGGTGCGAAAAGCATGGTTTTATGTATGCAGATAAAAGGATACCTGACGAATGGGTAATTTAAACTTTAAAGTTCACCGTGTCTTAGATGACCCCCGTGAGGATGAACAAGGGACATGGTGGTTATTGTGTTACATTGAAGACGTAGACGACCAAGAAATGTTTGATGATGAATTGCCTTTCAATGATCTGGACTCTGCATACAAATTCAAACGTCACTTTGAAACCTCAATAGACCCTATTGTATTGAGCTTCGAGGTTGAAGAGAACTTTAAGGGGCATTGAATGGGGAAACGGTCAGACTTTACTAGGGTGGCAAGAGACTACTACCCGACACCTATAGAGGCTGTAATCCCCTTAATAGACCATCTCCCACAGGATAAATTCGACTATGTTGAACCTTGTGCAGGAGATGGTCGTCTTATCAGACACATTACGGAACTTACTGACGGTCATGGTGATTGTATATACGCATGTGATATAGAGCCACAACACCCTGACATTGTACAGCATGATGGCCTTGATTTAGACTTTGGTGGTTATGAGGTGATGGACTACTGCATAACTAACCCACCGTGGGAACGTAAGTTCTTACATCAATTTATAGAAACATGGTTGGACATCTGCCCAACTTGGTTGTTGTTTGATGCAGATTGGATGCACACTAAACAGTCAGCCGTACTGATGACCTACTGCACTAAGATAGTGAGTGTAGGCAGAGTTAAGTGGATCGAAGGGTCTAAGAATACAGGTAAAGATAATTGTTGTTGGTATCTGTTTGATAAAAACGACATGAGTGCCACACAGTTTTATGGAAGGTTGATAGGATGATTAACGAGACAGACTTAGAAGCATGGGAATACTACAACGAGGTCTACAAGAACAAGGCTATGAGCCTTAATGAATACCAGAAGATGGCAGCTAAGACAGCAATCTACAAGTCTACACATGCTGTCCTGTACCCTGCCCTTGGATTAGCAGGTGAAGCAGGGGAAGTAGCAAACAAGATTAAGAAGATGCTACGGGATGACGACTTTGATCGTGCCGCTATTGCTGCAGAGATTGGTGATGTCTTGTGGTATATTGCTGCACTGTCTCGTGATCTTAATATTGACCTGCATGATGTTGCAATGCAGAACCTAGAGAAATTATACGGACGTAAATCACGAGGGACACTCGGTGGAAATGGAGACAAACGATGATTATTAAAGGCCCACAGTGGGTATGGCGATTTCTAAAGTACATTAATACTTGGCGGTCTCACCGTAAGGTTATCAAAGAGCTTAACATGCTTAGTGACCTAGAACTTCGTGACATTGGTATTAACCGTTGTGACATTGACCGACTGGTCTGGATGAAAGATGACTTGGAAAAACGAGGATCAAATGGCAAATAATTACCTACCAACAGACTATCAATCATTCATTCACACCTCACGTTATGCACGTTGGTTAGATAAAGAGGGTCGTCGTGAGAGTTGGTCAGAGACAGTTCAACGGTACATGGATAATGTAGTACGACCAAAGCTAGGTTCTGACACTTACGTTAAGGGTATCGAAAATGCCATCTTGAACTTAGAAGTTATGCCATCTATGCGAGCAGTAATGACTGCAGGTCCAGCCTTGGAACGTGACAATACGGCAGGTTATAACTGTTCTTATCTTCCAGTGGATGACCCTAAGTCATTTGACGAGGCTATGTTCATCTTGTTGTGTGGTACTGGTGTTGGGTTCTCTGTTGAACGTCAGTTTGTATCTAAACTGCCAGAGATTCCTACACTGTTCAAGAGTGATACAACAGTTGTGGTTAAGGATAGCAAAGAAGGTTGGGCTAAGGCACTACGACAAGTAATTGCTTTGTTGTATAGTGGTGAGATCCCTAAGTGGGACACCTCTGCTGTACGTCCTGCAGGTGCTAGACTGAAGACTTTTGGTGGTCGTGCTAGTGGCCCTGCACCTCTGATTGACTTGTTTAACTTTGTCACTCGTATCTTCGCAGAAGCTCAAGGCCGTAAGTTGTCATCTATCGAATGTCACGACATCATGTGTAAGATTGGTGAAGTTGTGGTTGTAGGTGGTGTTCGTCGTTCAGCTATGATTAGCTTGTCTAATTTATCCGATGATCGTATGCGTCATGCTAAGTCAGGAGACTGGTGGACAAACAATCCACAACGTGCATTGGCTAACAACTCTGTAAGCTACACCGAGAAACCAGATAGTTTGTCGTTTATGCGTGAGTGGATGGCACTGGTGGAATCAGGCTCAGGTGAACGTGGCATCTTTAACCGTCAAGCCTCTATCAAACAAGCATCTAAGAATGGACGACGTGATGCATCCTATGAATTTGGAACGAACCCTTGCAGCGAAATTATCCTCAGACCGTACCAGTTCTGCAACCTCACAGAAGTCGTTGTCCGTGCTACAGACAATATGGATGATCTGGAACGGAAAGTTCGATTGGCTACAATACTTGGAACTATACAGTCTACATACACCAAGTTCCCTTATCTGCGAAAGGTGTGGCAACGAAATACAGAAGAAGAACGATTGCTCGGTGTGTCTCTCACGGGGATAATGGATAACTCACTCTTGACCACAAAGAGTGCGGGTCTGGATAAAACACTAGAAAGGTTAAAAGATGTTGCTGTTTCTACTAATAATGAATGGTCTGAGCGCCTCGGTATCCCTGTTGCTGCTGCTATCACTTGTGTCAAACCTAGTGGCACTGTCTCCCAACTTGTTGACTCTGCTAGTGGGATACACGCTCGTCACAGCCCTTATTACATTCGTACTGTCCGTGGCGACAATAAAGATCCGTTAACACAGTTCATGAAGGATCAGGGTATCCCTAGTGAACCAGATGTGTTTAAGCCAGATCAAACGACAGTGTTCTCGTTCCCAATTAAGGCACCAGACAAAGCTGTAGTTACATCTGACTTAAGTGCTATTGACCAGTTGGAGATGTGGCTGATGTATCAACGTCATTGGTGTGAGCATAAGCCATCCGTGACAATTAACGTCAAGGCTAACGAGTGGTTTGAGGTAGGTGCATTTGTGTATGAACACTTCGACGAGATGTCTGGTGTATCATTCCTACCCTATAACGAACATACTTATCAACAGGCACCATATCAAGAGGTTGGTAAGTCAGAATACGAAGAGCTTCTATCGTTCATGCCAAAGTCTATTGATTGGTCTAAGCTGTCAGAGTATGAAAAAGAGGACAACACATCAGGTAGCCAAACACTTGCGTGTTCTGGAGACTCATGCGAAATCGTAGACCTAACGTAGGTTCTCAAAAGTCGCCCTGTGTAAAAGTCTGTCGTATTGATGACGATGGCTTTTGCATAGGGTGCAAGAGAACTCTTGACGAGATACGAGATTGGATGATAATGTCTGATTATGAACAGGGTAAATTATTACACGAGTTGAAGTGGAGACAACATGTGGGTAGTAATAACTAGGGATCAGTGCAACTTCTGTGACACTGCTAAGGCATTACTAAAGGGAAAGGGATACTCTTATACAGAATACAATGTACAATCACCAAGTAGCAAATGGGTGCTATCTTTATTAAAGCAAGCAAATATAAAGACTGTACCACAAATCTTTAACCCGAACGGTACTCATATTGGTGGGTATACAGAATTGAAGGAGTATCTCATTGAAGGGTGTCCGAAAGAGTTTTAATCGTGCTTTGTATGAGGCATACGACGAGAAGGCCAAGAATGCATTAGTGTCGTTCTTAAAGAACAAGGATCACACTATTGTGAATACCGAAGAGAATTACTATGTAGATGTTATCTCACAAAAGCATGGTTACACCTACTTCAATGAGGCAGAGGTTAAAGTTGCATGGGATGGTGACTGGCCTGAGCATTGGACTGAGATCCGCATCCCCGCAAGGAAACAACGTCTACTAGATAAATATGAAGGTACTAATGGTGTTCTTAACTTT